TCCGATGTCCCCTTGACGGAGAGTACAAAGTTGGAACAACGTGGGCAGAAACCCACTGAGGTAAACGTATGAAGAGCATATACACACTGGTCTCTGACATCTACAAACTGATGGAGACAAAAGAAGTAGCAGAAGGCGTGGACCTAGAGGCTAACATTGAACTCTTCGGTGAGAACGTAAAGGAACTCATGCGTAACGAGTTTGGTGGCCGAAAGAGGGACGGACGTAAGCTACGCATGTCCAACATTGGGCGCGAAGACCGCTACCTCTGGAACGTCTACAATGACGTAGAGAAGTCCGACGACATACAGGGCCACACCTATGTCAAGTTCCTCTACGGACACCTCATTGAAGAGATGCTATTGTTCCTAACTAGAGCCGCAGGTCATGAGGTAACGGATGAACAGAAGAAGTGTGAAGTTAATGGTATTACAGGTTCGATGGACTGTAAAATCAATGGTATTGTTACTGACGTTAAGAGCGTGTCAACTTATGGGTTTAGGAAATTCAAAGATGGTACACTGGCTTATGACGACCCATTTGGCTACGTGGCTCAAATTAAAGGATACGCATATTCAGAGGGTGCTTCTAAATTTGGATGGTTAGCCATGGACAAGCAGAATGGTCATCTGACGTACCTTATGTACGATCAGGAGGACACTCAGGCCCCTGTCTATGACCTTATCAGTTATGACATCACGGAGCGTATTGACCACGTAAAAAAGCTAGTGGAGCATCCAACCCCGCCCGACGTATGCTACGGCACTATCGACGATGGAAAGAGTGGGAACCAGAAACTCGCCGTCGGATGCTCCTACTGTTCCTACAAAAAGGTATGTTGGCCTACCGTTCGCGCCTTCGCCTACTCCTCAGGTCCAAGATATTTAACGGAGGTTATCAATGAGCCGAAGGTCCCGGAGATCACGCTTTCGTAGCACATTTGAAGAAGACGTTTCTAAACTACTAAAAGGTTTTGACTATGAACCCTTCACCGTCCCCTACACCATTCAGCGCAGTTATCGTCCTGATTTTGTTCACAGCGCCTCTGGTGTTCTCGTGGAGTGTAAGGGATACTTTAGAGACGGAGACACCAAAAAGTACACCAGCATCAGAGATAGTCTGCCAGCAGGACAAGAGCTTGTCTTCGTACTGATGCAGCCAAACAAGAAGATACGCAAGGGGGCTAAAATGACTATGTCAGAATGGTGTGACAAAGAGAACATTTTATGGTATACTATAGAGACACTACAGGAGTTGATTGACCATGTCACTAACACTAGAGGAAGTTAAGGAACGCCTCTTGAAAACCTTTGACCCAGACGACCTACTGGAGGCCCTACAGATAACCTCAGAGCAGATACTGGAAAGGTTTGAGGACAAGCTAATCAACAGACTGGATGTGTTTGAACAAGAGCTAGAGGAAGAAGAGAATGAGTATTGATGACGCGACTCCCGAAGAGTGGGACACAGTTACAGCACTGAACAACCTGTCCATTAGGAAGCAGAAGAAGGTAGACCCTGTGGACCAACCTGACCACTACAACAAGGGAGCAATCGAAGCCATCGAAGCAATCAAAGCGTCCATGCCTGAACAAGAGTTCAACGGTTATCTCAAGGGTAACGCACTGAAGTACCTCTGGCGCTACGACTACAAGGGCAAGCCCGTGGAAGACCTACGCAAGTGCCGTTGGTACATCGACAGGCTTATAAAGGAGATAAACAAGTGAAACGACTACTTCTGCTGCTTCTTCTGTCTGGGTGTGTGACTGAGCCTGACACAAGGGTCTGTGCTGACTACGGTTCGTATACGTTTGTAAAAGAAAAGTGTATACCGCTATACGGTGCTTTGATTTGTGCAGACGAAGAAGTAACAAAAGTGTTTTGCAAACGATATTTTGAAGAGGAAAATTAATGGACGCATATCAACAATACATTCACAAGTCACGGTACGCCCGTTACTTGCCAGAGGAACAGCGACGGGAGACTTGGGAAGAGACAGTAAATAGATACCTAAACTACTGGTGTGACCGTGTAGATCTCAATGAGTTTGACCAATCAGAGATCTTTCAGTCTATCCATGAGCTAGACGTAATGCCTTCCATGAGGGCGCTTATGACTGCAGGAGAAGCACTGGACCGTGACAATGTCGCTGGGTTTAACTGCTCCTACTTGCCTATCGACCACCCTAAAGCGTTTGACGAAATGATGTACGTCCTGATGTGCGGTACAGGCGTAGGCTTCAGTGTCGAACGTCAGTACATCAGCAAGCTACCAGAAGTAGCGGAGGACTTTCATGACACCGATACCGTTATACACGTCGCCGATTCTAAAATTGGCTGGGCTAAAGCATACAGAGAGCTTATTAGCTTGCTCTATTCGGGTCAGCTTCCAAAGTGGGACGTATCTGGAGTACGACCTGCAGGCGCAACCCTTAAGACCTTCGGCGGTAGAGCATCTGGTCCAGAACCTCTTGTCGATCTGTTTAATTTCACCGTTGACATCTTTCGGGAAGCTCATGGACGTAAACTCTCCTCAATCGAATGTCACGATCTCTGCTGTAAGATTGCACAGATCGTCGTTGTCGGGGGAGTTCGCAGAAGTGCTCTCATCAGTCTGTCTAACCTCACTGACGATAGACTCCGACGATGCAAGTCAGGCCAGTGGTGGCAAGACAATCCTCAACGTGGTCTAGCCAACAACTCAGCATGTTACACAGAGAAGCCAGACTTTGAGGCATTTTTAAATGAGTGGAAAAGTTTGTACGAGTCCCGCTCCGGAGAGCGAGGTATGTTCTCTAGAGTCGCAAGTCAAAAGCAAGCTGCAAAGAACGACCGACGAGATGCTTCCTATGATTTTGGAACTAATCCATGCTCAGAGATCATCCTCCGACCTTACCAGTTCTGTAATCTATCAGAAGTTGTTGTCAGGGCGTCCGATACGTTGTCAGACCTCAAACGAAAAGTTCGTGTTGCAGCTATCCTTGGGACTCTTCAGGCTACCCTGACTGACTTCCGCTACCTACGCAAAGTGTGGCAGAAGAATACAGAAGAAGAAGCACTACTTGGTGTTTCACTGACAGGCATCATGGACCATCCGACGTTGTCGGGAAGGAGAGACAAAGGTGTACTCAAGACTTGGCTTACTGAACTCAAAGAAGAAGCGATTAAAGCTAATGCAGAATGGGCGAAACGTCTTGGTATTAATGTGTCTACCGCCATTACTGCTGTTAAGCCTTCCGGTACTGTTTCTCAGCTTGTTGATTCTGCTTCTGGTATCCATCCTAGATACGCAGATCAGTACATTAGACGAGTAAGAGCAGACTCAAGAGACCCCCTGTGTCAGGTCTTAGAAGCCGCAGGAGTGCCTGTAGAGGACGACGTAATGTCACCCACTACCAAGGTATTCTCCTTCCCTATAAAATCCCCTGAGGGGGCTGTGGTGGCCTCTGAGATGGGTGCAATGGAACAACTTGAGCTATGGGAGATTTATCAGGACTACTGGTGTGAGCATAAGCCGTCCATGACATGCTACTACCGTGATAATGAGTTTCTTGAGGTAGGCCAGTGGTTGTACAACAAGTTCGACAAGATAAGTGGAGTTAGTTTCCTGCCTTATTCCGAACATACGTACCAACAGGCCCCTTACGAACCCATAGACTTAGAGACCTATGAGAAGCTGAAGAAGGAGTTTCCTGAGTCCATCGACTGGACAATCTCAGAAAACTCTGACATGACGGAAGGGTCTCAGCAGTTAGCCTGTACTGGCAACAACTGCGAGTTGTAACTTACGGGGGCCTTAGCGCCCCTGTCTTTCTTTTGTTGCTCCCGCAACTAACGCTCCAGTAGTAGCTAAGTTTTTAAAATCAGACGGTCGAATGTTTGGTCTAGGTTGTTTTTGTATTGCTACTGCTGCTTGCTCCAACATCCCTTCTTTTCGTTGACTTACAGGCTCTGCCCCCATTTGTTGTAACTCTTGTTGAAACATTTGTTTTTGTGGTTTAGCGAC